TTCTAACTCTACTTCTGTACCTGAGTACTTGGAGTAGATAACTTTATCTCCAGCCTTAACCTGCATGGTAACTTCCTTGCCGTCAACTACACCGCCTGGGCCTACTGCGATAACTTCTGCCTGCTGTGGTTTTTCTTTTGCTGCACCTGGAAGAACAATACCGGATGCTGTGGTCTCTTCTGCAACTAACTGCTTTAATACAACTTTGTCAAATAATGGAACTAACTTCATAACTAGATTCCTCCTTGATCGTCATTCTTATTTTTCTACCTGCAGCTTTTACTTTTCGCTGCTTCTTTCGCTCACAATGTAAGTTATAACACCTATTGTTAGCACTGTCAAGTTCTGAGTGCTAAAATTTTTATTAAAATATTTGCAACCCAAGTAAAATCAAGGGTTGCAGGGTTTATGAACTTTTTGTGAAATCTTATTTTTACGTCTACTGTACCATTTTTGTACCATTTTTTTCGAACTTTGAAAACTCAAGTTTGACATCTGTCTTATTATTCAGGTGATTATACACATCCATTGTTACATCACTATGAGCATGTCCCATGACGTATTGAGTTGCTTTTACATTGATGCCTGCTCTCGCCATATTGGTACATCCGGTATGACGCATGACATGAGATGAGAACTGTTCTATGGTCTGCGTTCCGTCCGTACAAGAATTATAATTCTTTACGATATTATATAGCACATTGTTCAAAGCATTCGGCATCATTGGTCTTCCATTTTTGGTAAGAAAGACAAAATCCGTTATGCCTTCAATTTCGAACGTACAAAATATGCCAGCTTGAAAATTCTGCTTCCTTTGTTCACGGAAAGCATCACACGCTCTGTCTGTTAATGGTATTGTTCGTATTCCCGCTTTTGTTTTAGGCTTTTTAATACGAAACATGCAGCCATTCCCGTCCTTATAATTCTTATATGTCAACTGATGATCTATACGCAATTCTTTGTTTTTGAAATCAATATCATTAAATGTTATTCCGATCAGTTCCCCGCATCTAAGCGCCGTCTCAGACATTATCGTTATCAGCGGAATATACTTTCTATATATATTGCTCTTATTCATAAAATCTAAAAGTCTTTCCTGTTCTGATACTTCTAACGCCTCTTTTTTCTTTGGTTCTTCGCCATATTCAGATGACAGTGCATTTTTTGCAGGATTTTTACGAATAATATCATCATCTACTGCCATCTCCAATGCTGGAAATATCATCAGATGTATGTATTTTATTGTGTTATGTGCGTACTTATCATTCGACATACCAGAATATAAACTCATAATGTGAGATGCTCGCAAATTAACAACCTTAATATTTCCTATCGTATCTCGAACATGGATGTTCCACATATTTTGATAATTGATTTTCGTTCCATCATCAATGACAATGATACCAAGATACCTTTCAAACAGAGTGTTTAAGGTTAGATTCTTTGTTGAAATATCCGTAAGAATATTATCATCAATGTCTTTTGCTATGGCTTTCTCTTTGCGTCTCAATTCTGGTAAATCATTCGCATATACAGATGTTCTTTTGCCAGTGTATGCGTCTGTATACCTATAAAGATAAATTCCATCCTTTCTTTGTGATTCTCCTGTGTGTAATTTTCTTCCTTTTGAATCTTTTCTGCTTGTTGCTGCCATGATTCACGTTGTAAGCTATTAGGAACAATTCGACAAATTTCATCAATCATATTATATCAAATATTGCCCCTAACATCCACCATTTATTCAGCAATAGATTCTAAATATTTTTGAACTTTGCTTACCGAATATAATACGCGACGACCTATGAATATTCTTGCCTCTGCCTGCTCGCCTATTTTTCGAGCTGTAGCGCAACCGCAAGACAATATGGCAGATAATTTTTCAATATCCACAGCAATAACATCGGGTGAAATACGATCGTTTGTTTTATTCATATGTTTAATCCTCCAGATTTCTATTCTAGGTTTGTAAACAGAATAATTGGTTCGACCGTAACCCGCATACTGAAAAAAAAATAAGAGGGAATGTATGATACACGCCCTCTTATGCATTTTAATAACTATCTTCAATTACATCGCCCGTAGAATCTAAAAGAACCGAGTTGCGGGCTTTGCGATAGATGATTTGTCCCTGAATTGTTTTACCGGAACTGTCTTTGATTGGGTTTCCACTTGAGTCTTCGATGTTATCTAAGAACACGAACTCGTTAGGATATCCTGCGAAAGCCGTTCCGGTAATAATTGTACCGTCTGCTTTGTGAGCTGTATAACCCTTTAACAAAGCTTCTTCCGTAACAGTATCGCCGGTAAGGTCGATCAAAACTTTATTGCCGAATACGACTTTATTCGCAGCCATTTGACAAAACCTCCTTATCCGATCGTAACGGTCTTCCCTCCGGCAGCGTTGTCGGTTTCTACATACGGGATTGCCTTAACTGTAACCTGAGATAAGCAGTTGTACTCTTCATCCGGCATGATCGTCTGAACTTCTTTGGACGGTGTTACTTCCTTGCTCTGCGGTTTCATATCCTCAGAACCAGACATAGCACCCTCAACGCCAAGAATCGTCACACCCTCACGAATGTTAGTAGCAATAAGCTTTGCCTGTTCGGTGGCGTCAATAGACACCTTACCAGAGCCATCATGATAACCTTGCGGTACTGTATATTCTCCAGCAACAGTTGAGATGGTACCTTTAACCGCACCGTTGTTCTTCATAGTACCTGTAAGCTTACTTCCACGGGCGTGCGCGGTCTTTCCTACGAGAATCTCTGCGACAGCCGCAGTATCCTCGGAAGTATCGCTGTCGAAAGTACAGGTACCTGTGATCTTTGCACCGCTCTTATCGTGAGCAGTAATACCTTTGAGGATCTTATCTGCACTGACGGAATCGCCAGTAAGATCGATAAGGACATCCCCCCCGTAAATGACTTTGTTTACATTCAGATTTGCCATAATGTTTAGTCCTCCATGACACTTTCATTATTTTTCTTTATCAGCAGTCTTGTTGTACTGGGATGTACTGATTCCAAGGATAACACCAAGGAAAGTATCAACCGCAGTGATGGTTCCGACCACCTGCTCTCCATACGGGAGACTCCAGATTCCAGCCAGTGCAAAGTATAATGTACCAGCAGCCGGAAGCAGATACATAGCAATCCACTTAAGGATATCATATGTCTTGTTACTCATGTTCATTGTGCTCTTCCTCCTTCTCTATAAATTTATGAATCGGGAGTTTGTCCACCTCCTGCATAATTCGCTTCGCTGAACCGTTCCCGCCCATACGTTCGTAGGGTTCATAGAGATATACCCTCAGATTTTCATATTCATCCTGGGTTACACACCCACGGTCAATATACGACATTCCAAGATACATGATCCTGTCATGTGCCAATCCAATAAGCATCTCTGTTTTAACATCTTTTTGCTCGCTTTTCTTTTGCAAATAGGCCCACAGCCCAGAAGATGCAAGAACTGAGCTAAAGATC